GGAGAACTAGCCGTAAGGTTTGGTCGAAAGGCTAAGAATCTTATCGACTCGGAAGATTATACAAAAATATTTAAGACAAGATTACAAGAAGATTCTAAAGCAGCAGGACGTTGGGAGACAGCGCAGGGTGGTGAATACTTCGCCGCTGGTGTTGGTGGTGCGATCACTGGACGTGGTGCTGATCTACTTATAATCGATGACCCACATTCAGAGCAAGATGCTCTTAGTCCCACGGCTCTTGAATCAGCTTACGAATGGTATACGTCAGGTCCACGTCAGCGTCTACAGCCAGGAGGCAAGATAGTATTGGTTATGACTAGGTGGAGCAATAAGGATCTTACAGGAAAACTAATACAGAATCAGAAAGAAATTAAAGCAGATCAGTGGGACGTGGTCGAGTTTCCAGCAATCATGGATCACGGATCAGAAAAAGCAAAACCTGTCTGGCCTGAGTATTGGAAGCTAGATGAGCTTGAGAAGGTACAAGCAACACTACCGGCAGGCAAATGGAATGCACAATGGATGCAGAATCCGACAGCAGAAGAAGGTGCAATATTAAAACGTGAATGGTGGCAAACTTATAAAGGTGAAGAGATACCTCAACTACATCATGTTATACAATCTTACGACACCGCATTTTTAAAAAAAGAAACAGCAGATTACAGTGCAATAACCACCTGGGGTGTTTTCTATCCTGACGAGGACTCTGGTGCTAATCTAATATTAGTTGATGCTATTAAAGGCAGGTACGAGTTTCCTGAACTAAGGCGCTTGGCTCTTGAACAATATGATTATTGGAAACCTGAGTCTGTAATCGTTGAGGCAAAAGCTAGTGGTTTGCCACTGACATACGAACTTAGAAAGATGAACATACCGGTTACAAACTTTACACCTAGCAAAGGCAACGATAAACATGCTCGTGTGAATGCTGTTGCACCTCTGTTTGAATCTGGTATGATATGGTGTCCTGAGCAAAAATTTGCGGATGAAGTCATTGAG